TGCAATGCGAAACTCTTTGCCGCTTGCGATGTTGACGTGCTCGGAAAAGTCCCAGCTGTCAGTGCTATTTGTCCAAACAATCGTGTGATCTGTTGCACCTTTCAGCGTGATGCCGCCACCATCTGCCGTGACATCAGTTGGCGTGGCGACTGTGCCTAACTCGATGTTTTTATCATCAATCTGCAGCGTTGTGCTGTTAATTGTCGTAGTCGTGCCATTGACGGTCAGATTGTTTGTGACTGTCAGGTCATTGGCAATCGTGATGTCATTGGCAAGCTTGTCGCCTGTGACAGCATCATCCGAAATGTCACTTGTTCCGATCGTGCCAGAAGCTGCGGCTGTTATACGGCCCTGTGCATCAACAGTGATGTCTGCCGCCGTATAAGACCCTGCTGTAACGGCAGTGTCAGCAAGCTTTGCTGCTGTAATCGCGTCATCGGCAACATCAATAGTCGCAAGAGGGTAAGCGCTGACCTTGGTCCCGTGGATATACGCAAGCGAAGTCCATGCCGTGGAGCCATCACCGATTTTGATGTATCCGGTGTCTGTCTCGTAACCAATCTCCCCAGCTAAGAGAGTTGGGTCTTGGCTAGTCCAATTCGAAGCGGTGTCCCGGCGTTGTTGCTGCAGCGCAGAAAGATTAATGGTCATGCAGCAAGCCCTGAATTGATACGGTGTAAACGGGCTGGTGTTGCTGAAGCGCTGCCCGCATCGATATTGTAAACGCGCTCTGGGCTGTTGGAATCTGCATTTTTCGCGTCAATAATCAAATCATCGGTGTTAATTGAAATTGTTTCAAGCTTAACTTCAACAGTAAACCTGTCGAAAGAAACATCTTGAATTTGCGGTGGCTCTGAATATCGCCAAGCGTAGTTAAGGCCGACAGGAGATGTCGTGTAGTCTCCCCAAATTACAGACGGCAAGTAAAAAATTTCAAACGTTCCTTTCCTAGCAATAAAATGATCCTTTATAAGTATCATGTCTGCCTCTGTTAAATAAGAAAAAGACAGGCTTAGGGTCTGCTTTATCCTTCGTGCCCCACGCTGAAACCCAACGTATGTCCCGTCAAGCGCGACTTGCACGTTGGAAGGAACGTTGCCAGGCACATAAGTTCTCGATGTTGGCGAAACAGAAGGAAACGTAGACATGTCAGACCGGCACAGTCACCAGATCAATACTGACATTAAATCGACCTGTCACACCACCTGATTCAACGCTAAATGTGCTCGCGTATCGCCACTGATAATCGCTTGAATCCACTGGGACAGTTGAATAACCAGACCAGATTTCTGATGGCAGATCAAAAGGGATCAGCGATCCTTTTTGACCAGCAAAGTGGTCTGTAATAGATGTAATTTGTGTTTCTGTTAATCCAATAAACTCAAGAGATAATGTTTGCTCAAGCCGATTAGAGTTGCTGTATATAAATCTGGTGCCAACGCCATCAGGGCTTTCAAACTGCTCTTGCGGGTTATTGCCAAGACCAAAGACTCTTTGGTTAGGGACGATTGAAGGGAAATTTGCCATCAGATTGTTGTAAAGTTGCCGGCAAGAATTTCGTTGCTGATTTTGCTTATATTTGATGCGCTGAGCGGAAAATGATCTGCCGAGATCTTGCTGATCCCATCTAGGCTATGGCTGATTGAAGTGACCTGATAATGTTCAGTCTCGGTGCGGTCATCTCCAATGCTGTTGATCCGCTGCCTCTGCACCTTAATGACATCATTTATTGTCAACGATGTTGTCAGCAATGGTGTATCAAAGCTAATTGCATGCGTTGAATGTTTTCGTTTTGCAAGTTGATATTTTGCGTAAAGGTCAGCATGAGCTTCACTTGTGCAGCAGTCAGTCATGTCTATCTGCTCTACAGGCGCATCATTTGCAACCGTTGAAAACCTAACAGTTCTTGTTTTTTGCAGTCCAATCCTTTGTTTTTTAACTTCTCTGAAGGCGATAGAAACTTGAATGTCACGACGCGAATCAGCAGGGTCATACTCTTTGCCGAAGCTACCGGGAATGATATTTGCTTCAGTAAATGTTGCTACAGGGGTCAGGGCTGTGCCGTCAATTTCGTTATTTGCAGTAACCGGCAACAGAGGCCTGAAAGCATATTGACCGTTCTCTGACACAAGCTGCAAGAGGAAAAACGGTGCCATCGTAGATATGTAATCAATAATGTTTACTGATTGCTCGATGATTCCATTAAATAAAGCATCAATATTTGTGCAGAACGTCGCTATTGCCTGCAGGTTGCTGGTGTCGATTGGAGATGCAATGTTTGCAATGTTGCTTTCTGACCGACCAATGATCAAGAACAAATACATTGCAAGGTCAACGAACTGATTGCTGGCCCCAGACGTGCCAGGCGTCCCGGCGCTATACAAAGGCACCTTTACACCTTGATCAATGTAGACAGAAAGTTGGCGCGTTGAAGTTTTGTATTCGCCTTGGTCTGCGTTGCTTTCGTCATAGATGTTGCCTTGTATTTCTAAAAAAGTGATGTCTGCGTAATCTGTAAAATCAAAACCTGACCCTGGGTTTGTCGGATCGGCAACTGGGCTTGATGCATATTCAGCAACTATGCCCCCAAGTGTTCCAGTCGTTGCAGGGTTCGATGTATTGACCTGATTGTTAATTGTGCCGTTTTTCCATTTTTGATTCACGGGATTAGTTGTTCCATAATGCGCAAAAAGTATTGCGTGTGAGCCTGGTGCGAACAAATTTCCTATTCCACCTATGACAGATTCGCCTCTGTCGATAGCGCCAACAGCAAAACCGCCTTGGAGAACGCCTGACCTCGGCCTTCTGTTCTTCCTGAATGTAAATGTTGCAGGATCGCTTATACCGATATTAGCCCAATATGTAGAAGTGAGATCTGCGCCAGTAACAGAATCCCAGGCTTCATAGTTGTCGCCTGTAAATTCCATGACGGTATTAGTTGTGTCGCCGCTGCCTATGGTCAAGAACGCATTACCTGTGTGAGAGGATTCAAAATCTCGCCCGTACTCCACATAGCCTGAGGTTTTCTGAATCTCACCGATAAAATAGTTTGAATTAAAGTCGCAAAAAATTTTGCCGCTTGTTATTGGACAGCTGCTGGGAGATATGGCCATTGAAGACGCTGATGAATAATATTTGTTGATTGTTGGAACAGTGCCTGTTCTCCCTTGAATCTGTTCAGTGCCTACATAAGTATTTGTCGTTGCGGGGGTGCTAACAATCTCTCCCTGGCTTAGGGGATACAAAAAGATTCCGACAAAATCGTATGAACCTTGTTTTGACAAGGAAGGTTGCAGCCAAACTCCGCCAACGCTGCCAACTCTTTTACAGAAAACAATCGGCACGGTGTCACCGGCTGCTGCTGTCTTTTGCTCTTCACCCTCAATCTTGATAACTCTGGGCTTTTTACTGTTCTGTACTGCGTCATCGCTGCGCTGGGCGATATTGACAAGCTTTGAGGGAACTTGACGAACTCTTGCATCTGGCGCGATTTTTCTGATTGCAGCCATAAAAAACGCAGCTCTTGTAAGACCGCCTCTTCTGCCGCTACGTCTTTTGCCAGACCCAGAACTTCTAGCATCGAAGGTCATTTGTTTAAAGGACCGTATTGTTGAACGATAACAGCCAACTCCATTACGGACACAGCGAATGCACCTCCAAGAACCTGCGTTACGGCACGCTCACCGTCAAGAAGCTCACCATTGCTATCCAGATAAGCGTATGCGCCCTCGTGAATCGTCAGGCTGCAGCCTTCACGAGTGACGCCATCAGCGCAAACAACTCTGAAGTCATCACCGAAAATGTTGTCGTTCATGGGACGTGAGGACGGGTTTTATTAAGCATGTTGGCCGTAATTTTGCGCGTCGGCACCTGCGGATTTCTTTTGTTGATTGCAGGATTAACAGTCCAAGACACAGAAACATCGGAGAGAGTTGATTCTTGAATACTGCCGATATACCGGCTGATGCGCACCGCACTTGACGGATCAAATGCGTCACTGCCTGCAGTTTGAATATAAAGACTCGCAATCAATAAGTTGTCTGCTGCCATCGCGTCATCCGTAATATCAACAATCTCGGCAGTTGCAGCCAGCTCAACAGTTAAGTTATTGATGCTTGCAGCGTCAACCGAACCAAAGCCGTCAACGTCAAAAGCTAAATAGTAGTAAGTTGAATTTGATTCTGTATCTGCAAAACCAAGCTTTTGCCCTTCTTGATAAAAATTTTGCCATTGTTTCGTAGGCCTGCGAAATCCAGAGTTGATCACATTTGTGCGATCAGAGTAATACTCCATGAAGCAAAGAATATCGTAATTAGTGGACATCAGATGCCAAGCCCTGCGCGAACCATATTATCTTGTCTGATGATTTCAAGCGTTTGTTCAACACCCGCTTGCACTGCTGCAGACATATCTTGCGTTGTCACAAAATTTGCGCCATTCATTTGAGTCACAGGCCCGGTCTGTATGCTGACGTTTGCGCTTGAAGGCATCGCAACGCCTCCAGCCGCAAAGCCAGGAACAGCACTAATACCCCGCTTGCCAGCAAGATAATTAGCAGAGAAGCCAGCCGCCTTGCTTTGGGGGATGATGTATTCGGGTTCTCCCCCTTCACCAATCAAGCCAAGGGTTGGCCCTTTAACAACACCGCCCCGAGCAAAGGCTTTAAACGAACCCAGGTTGTAGCCGCCCTGCGCTTGGAAAGCTACCGGTCCGCCACCACCGCCTTTACCTCCTGCAGCCTTGGCAGCATTAAGTTCTCTTTGTGCAGCGGCTGCTCTACTTATAGCGCTTGCGGCAGCAGATGCGTTGTTCGCAACCTGAATAAACATTTGCGCGGATTGTGACGCGGCTTGTGCGGTGCTTTGAGTACCGTTTGCCAGGTCAAATGAAGACGTTGCGCTTTCTCCAAGACGCGAGGCCAACTCATTTGCTTGCTGATTGCTTATACCAATTTCATCACTAACCAGTTTCTGTTTCAGCTTTTGCTGTGCTGTCATTTGCGCCATTTTCAGCTGCGCATTGGCTCCTATTGTTTGCTGCTCAGCGATCTTAGCTTGTGTTGCAATTTGACTATCTATAAGCTTGATGTTTTCTCTCTGCACGTTTACCGCTTCTTGTGTTCTTTGGGTTATCAAGGCTGCTTTTTCCGCGCTATCTGCCTCAGCGGCGGCAAGCATACCTTTAGCCTCGATCATTCTGGCTTCAATTTCTGCGCCTTGCCTCTTAAACTCAAGCTTCCTTTGCTCGGCCTCAATGGCTAGCAATGTTTGCTGGTGGGCGATTTTTGCGCTTTCAATCTCGTTTTGGAAGATTTGTTGCGCAATTTGCAATCGCTGCCCAGCAGAGGTGGCCTGTTCGTATGCAATTTGTAGACTTTGATTCTGCATTTCGTTGATCTTCGCTTCTGCTTCCAACCTTGCGTTTGAAAGATTTAATGAATTGGTATATGCCTGCTCTGCTTGTTGTATTTGTTGTTGCTCTTGCTGCACACTTTGCAAAGCCGCTTTGCTGTTATCAATAAATTTCTGCTTAGCCACAGCAGCAGCTTCAGTTGCTTCTTTAAGCTGATCAGTCTCTTTTTTAACTTCGTTGACAGGCTGCTTCGCTTCTTCCGCTTTGCCTTTCATAGTCACAAATGCAGCAACAACTGCAGTAATGCCAGCAACAATGCCAACAGGTCCTGTCAGCACAGCGACAACAGCACCAATGCCAGTGGCAATGACTGGGAGCAAAGGCGCTATCGCAGCAAAAGCTGTAGCAACAGCCGTAAAACCAATAACAGCAGCTTGAACCGGCTCAGGCAGCTCCAAAAATTTACCAACCAGGCCAGCTATGCCTTTCAGGATCGGATCAAGGATAGGTGTTAACCGTTGACCAATCGTCGTGGACAAATCTGACATCGCCTTGTTGAATTCACGCACGCCATCTGAAGGCGGAAACCCTTGATTTTCGATGCCCTTGAGCGCGTTGATTATCACATCTGTTGTGAGCTTGCCTTGGCTGCTGAGGTTTTTTAACTGACCTACAGTCACACCCATTGATTGGGCTACGGCTTGGCCGATTTTTGGCAGCCGCTCCATGATGCTTCTGAACTCATCACCCTGGAGTTTCCCCGAACCCAGTGCCTGGCTCAACTGCAGCATTACGCCTTCAGTTTCTGCCGTGCTGAGGTTCATTTGCTTTGCAGCAACATTAACCCCGTTAAAAACGGTTTTGATGTCATCCAAAGATGTGCCCATAGGCCGCAAGCGACCAAACAGATCACCCACCGCATTAGCGGCATCTGTTTGACCTAAGGTGAATTTTTCGGCAGCCTCATTGGCAAACTCCTGAAGCTTGGCACTTTCACCAAACTGATCACCCAAAAACTTCAATCGCTTTGCGGTGCGGTCTGCCTGCACACCGGCATCAGCAAAGCCTTTGACAACTGCACCAATAGCAAGGGAACCTAATGCGCCCTGCAGGCTTACGGCTTGACCTTGCAGCTTCTTGAAGCTGCCCCTGACCCTGTTTACTGCGCCGCCAAGATTTTTTTGCAGATTTTTACTTGTCGCATTGATCTTATTAAGGACACCTGAAATCTTGTCCTGCGCGGTAAGTTCAACAACAACCTGGCCCGCCACAAGAATCCTGCCGAGTTCAGCCCAGTCTACCGCCGTTTAGCTTTCCGGCGCATCTCTTCCTGCTCTTCAGCTTCTACCTCAAACAACAGGCACCACAGCTGCAGCTCTTCCCGAGACATTTTGCTCGATAGCTCAGAAAGCGTATACCCCAGTTCACGGGCTACACGCATCTGAATCCTCAAAGGCCAATCGTCCTTGAAGAGCTTGCTTAGTTTTTTGCCTCATCCTCAGTAACGTTGCCTTCCCCAGTAATCAAGGCAACCATCAATGCCTGCAAATCTTCATCCCTAACGTCGTTCTTAAGCTCAGCAATTTCACCGGCCTTAAACATCCGCTCACCGTTTTCATCGGTCGCTTTATTGACTAAAAGCTGTAAAGCATACTGGGTAGCCTCGTCCGATTTAGCTTGTTTCTGCGCCCTTTCCCGCTCTGCCATAGTCAGCGGGGTAGACCAGAAGACGAACTCTTCTCCATTGCTAAGAACCACAATGCGCTTTACTGGCGTTAAATTTGCCGCCTTTTTCAGTCGGTCAAGTGCGCGTGCGCTTGCAGCGGAAGACATAAAAACCTGCGAATATCAAGCAGATACTACTCATAAAAAAACCCCCAGCGCAAGCCGGGGGTAAACGAACCAACAGCAAATAATCAAGTCTTGCTAAGGTCGAAGGTAGGCACAGCGGACGGACGGAATGCAACTTCAATCTGCTGAGCGTCGTCTGGGTTAACGGTATAGCTGGCAGAAGTCAGCACAGCTTCCATTTCGATTGAGCGGCTTGCAGTGTCATCAACAGAGCCAGAAGAAATCACCCGGTCGATATACAGCTTGAACTGCACGCCGGTCTGAATCCGTTGGATTACGTCTTCCACCAAGCGGGATGCAATGGTGGTGTCGTCGTCGGTCGTGTAGATCGTGGCGGAGCCTTCACCATCAGCAAAGCCGGTGATGTAGGTCTTGAACGGTGCGTTTTGTCCCAGAGTTTGACCAATCGTGGTCACGTCAATTTCATCGCGGGTGATCTCAAAAGACCATTCGCGAACGGCGCCAACCGCTTGGAACTCAGCAAACTTTATGGTGAACGGCGTGGTGCCGTCGGTGCCATCGTCAGTCAGGGCCAACTCAGATCCGCCAGCTGTAGCGGAAAACGTGGCTACGCCGGTTGATGCGGTGTAGGTCTTAATGAAGACATCGGTGCTAGCGTCAAGGCCAGAGGGCAAAGTGCCGCCAGTACCAGTCCCGAAGGAAACCTTGTCGTTGACTTTGAAGCTGCGAAACGCGCCAACGTTGATTTCGTTGTCGGCATTGGTGACATCTGCAGCCTTGAAAGTGCTGTCAGTGCCAGCAGGCTTGTAATAGAGTGCGCCGGACGTACCGGACAGAGTGGTTGCCATAACGTTTGTACGGTAGTTGGCTCAGCTCATTGTACGAACGCATTGAATGTTATGGCTAGCTCTGTTTGAAAAAAGGATTCAGGTGAGCCAGCCTCAACGATCGCTGGGCCGTTGGCTGCGTCAAAAATAATCTGGCTGACGATCTTCCGGTCGAACAGGTCTTTCAAGCGTTCGGCCAGCGTGAAGTTGTCGCCAGTGCCAACACCGATCGGGCTAAAAATACCGATGACAAGAATCCCGGCTTGGCGATTGCTGCCGGTTGTAGGGCCAAGCAACGTCGCATAAGCGTTTTCCCCAAACCGGATCTGCACCTTGATCCAAGTGGAGTTATTAGGCGGCGTGAACGGGACGTTTTCGAAGCTGACTTGGTATGACGGCGACTCCGCCATTTCAGTGGCAATGCGTGCCTCAATCGCAGCCCTGATGTCGTTATATGTACTGCTCATGGCTTACTTACAATCCTGTTCCACATGCTAGGAATAGCGTTTTGCACGTCTTTCCCGGCAAGCAAAGTAGGCCAGCCTTGCGGCAAACCAAAACGTGAGCGGAACTGCCCCTTCCATGACGGTGGCATGTTTTCGCCATAGGTGATGGCCTCCCCGTAATTCTGGGTATTGTTGACGATCCTGGCGGTCAGACCCTTGTCTACATAAACAGGCGGTTGCCAATTTGACTTGAACGTTCCTCCGTTAACTTCACCAACAGGGCTTAACTCAACAACTCGATTGCGCAGCTTGACGCCTGCTTCTTTGACAAGTTCTTGAATCTTGCCCTCGCAGTAATCACCAATCTGCAGAATCTGGATTTGACGCTTAGCCATCAGCCCCTCAGGATCAGCTCATAAGCGATTGCTGTGTTGTCCTGCTCAACCGTGTTGACCGTGATGATCTGGTACACAACAGAGCTGATGACAACTCTGTCTTTTGTGCCTGGGGCGGTTGTCAGGTCGCTTGCTGCAACGGTCAGACGTTTGTCTTCTGCTTGAATCAGGCTGCTGACTTCTGCTTTCGAAACGCCTTCAACAACACCTTTAATGGTGGTGTCGCTGACTGTTTCACCGCTTAGGCCAGTCGTTGTGTTGTAAGACCCGCTTGTAACGTACCTGATGGTTACGTTGCCACCAAGCTTGGCGGTCACCTTGCTTGCGGCTTTTTTAACTGCGTCTGCTAGTGCCATCAGATTCGATAAGCGACGACAGCACCGCCGTTCAGCTTGATGCTGGTGAAAATGCCTTGGATCTCACAGCTGGCCTTAAACACCACAGTTGTCAAAGCGTTGCCGGTGAAGTTCTCCCCCACGAGCGTGTGAAACTCCGAGTCTTCAAGTGACACAATCTTCCAGAACCGGCCAGTGTGCGTGGCCGTGTCACTGATGAAGTGCGGATTGAGATGCTCGTAACTCGGGTAACTCATGATCAGATCTTGTAAGCAAGGCAAGCGCCGCTTGTCAGCGTGATGCTAGTGATCACGCCGCTGATGTGAGTGTCAGCCACAAACGTTTCACCAGCCAAGCTGTTGCCGGTCGCATTTTCAACAGTGATGGCGCTGATCACTGAGTCTTCTTTAAAGTAGATCTTGCAAAACCGCCCAGTGTGTGCGGCGGTGTCAGAGACAAATTCAAAGCCGGGGCCGAAGTCGTATTGCATGATCAGCTCCGTTTGATAGCGATGTTGCCTGGTCCACTGATTCTAAGCCCGGTCAAGTACCGTTCAAGCAACGGTGGCACGCGATCCGCGCCAACCGCACCAGTCTTATCAGGAGTGACATTCAGGCTGCCGATCTGAACATTCTTAAAGTCTTCAAGGCCACTCAACCCAATGCCGTCTTTGTTGTTGTTCAGGTAGACAGCAAGGACAACCTGAGCCCGCTTGACTTGATCTGGAATCTCTTCGTCAGTGAAGTAGTCGTCAGAAATGCGGAAAGGAAACCCCGTGGAAAATGTATTCACGTAGGTGTCTGGCTTTCGCACGCCAGTACGAGGCCACTGCAGTGCCTGCGTATCCGTTGCCCTTGCCCCAAGAAACCGCTCACGATCCAGTCGCTGTGTTGCGGTGTAAAGCGCCCTGTTCTTTTGATCGTCAGTTGCAGAGCCCCAAGCGGTTACATCTGCATCCTCGACCATGCCATCAACGATGGCCTGCGCGTCACTCAGCGTTAGGTAGCTGTTGGCGCTTGCGCCGCCCGCTGTTGCGTCGATTGATACTGCCATCGGGC